TCCAGCTGATTCACGCCGCCCCCCGCCGGGTACGGCTCCCCTTCACCTTCCTGCACCGGCTCCCAGCTGGCCGTCACCCCCAGCGGGTAGCCCGCCACGGGGTAGCACTGCACCGGGTTCCCGGATTCCTCAATTTTGGGGTAAAGCATATCGATGATGTGCTTGCTGCTCCACGGCGCGTCCTCACTCACCGCCGCATCATCAATCTGCACGCCGTCCTTTCCGGCAGGCCCCTCCGGGCCAACCTCGCCCTGCAGCCCCTGCTCACCGCGCTCACCCTGCGGGCCAGTATCACCCTTGGGGCCAACCGGGCCAGTTTCGCCAACAGGCCCCTGCGCGCCGGTATCGCCCTTCTCGCCTTGTACACCCTGAACGCCCTGCTCACCTTGGGGGCCGCGCTCGCCAGTGTCGCCCTTTTCGCCCTGAACACCCTGTTCGCCCTGCGGCCCGACAGGCCCCTGAGGGCCAACA